CAATAATATTAATAATTCCAATATTCATTCCAATTGGATGGAAATATATAAAATATGACATACGTATAGAGAAACCATAATCCTAGAATCCTTTTTAGAATTATCAGGAATTCCATCCATTTGGAACGAATTTTGGAAAAATACATATATACAGCGATTTTCCAAAAATAAAAATTGATTGGAAATACCGCCATAATTATTGACAGGTATTTATACAAGACTACAACGAACGCTATTATGACTGAAGCTGACCGCATTCGCAATCAACTCAATTATTCCAAGAAACAAACCGCATTTGCGTGGGCTAATCACTACACTTATGTAGAGAAGCAATTGGTGGACGCTATTGACAATCACAGACGATTGGTACGAGTAGAAACGGAAGAGGACATTCCTACTCATATCAAGGAACAAATGAAAGAAATGGCTAGACTTCTCCAGAAAAAGTGGGAATGTCCTATCTGTCTTACTATGATAGAAGATGGACAGTTGGAAATTACAGGTTGTGGACACTTCTATTGTAGAGGTTGTCTTAACCAACACCAAGACGCTTCCAAAGCTCAAGGAGAACCAAAGTGGAAATGTGCTACTTGTCGCAGAAAGCACAACTACAAAGAACTTGTAGTTATTCAAAGAAGAGCGCCATCTATGCCAGAGCCACCAGCAGAAGAACCTTTGCCTGTACCTGCGAGAAGACGACGACCAGTAGTTCAACAAGAACAAGAAAGCGATTAAGACAATTCCAAGAAAAAAAAAGAAAAAAAATGGGGTAATACTCATTTTTTTCAATATTACATTAATACAGCGATTTTCCAAAAAATAAAAATTGAATGGAATCCCGGCCTAAAAATATACCAACTGTAATCCGACAACAAGTAGAATTAAATTATGGCTTCCAAAATGACTTCCAATGCTTCCAAGATTTCCAAGATTTCCAAGATTTCCAAGATTGTACTTGATGCCAAGAAGCACCTTCCAAGCTTGGTTATGGCGATGCTAAAATACCAAGAAAAAAATAAAATTACTTCCAATTGCTTAGCTAATACTTTCTACCTCAAGAATATGTTAGCAATGATTAATGTTAAGGCTAATATTAAGGCAGTTATTGCGTGTAAAAAAAGAGGTGAAGTATTCACAGTAGTAAATCACGTTATTCTTCAATTTGAAGATGGAACATTCTGTGACCCTTCTTGGGAAATATTTTCAGAAGATTTTGTGTATCTTGATTCGTACAAGCAACTAATTGAACATTCAGATGATTATTATCAGTTAGATAAGGATAATAAAAAAGATTGCCTTAAAAAGTTCTTATGGTTCACTACAAGAGCAAAGCAACTAAATGAAGGTGATGGAATTGGTAATAAGTTCATAGATTACATAATGAAGCAACATAAGTTTGTAAGTAAAATAACTGGAATGGATGAAGATATATTTAATTTCGTAGAAAAATAAATACATAACTTTCCATCCAATTGGAACAAAATATAGAAAAAAATAAAAAAAAGAAAAAAAAGTTGGTAGTAACCACTTTTTTCACTTGTGTACATTAATACAGCGATTTTCCAAAAAATGGAAATAAAAATGGAAATAAAAATTGATTCCAAAAATATACCGAGTATAAAGACATACCGACTTATTAATATAACGAGATACTATCAAATGCCTTCCAACTCTAATACCGAATCCAAGACTGAATCCAAGACTGACGGAACTCCAAGACTTACTATTACCGATGAGCAGGGCAACTCTTGGATAATGAACGAATCATACGCAGAATTAATGAAGGCCTATAACTTCTATCACAAAGAGAAAGAACGTCAACGAGTCAAGGCAAGAAGAGCTTATGTACCACACCCAAGACAAGTAGCTCAACCTGCTCAAGTTGTTCAAGTAGCAGTAGCATCACCGAGTTCCAGTTCCAGTTCAAGTTCCAGTTCATCAGACTGGGTAGCACCTGTACCTGTAACACCTGTAGCACCTGTACCTGTAGCACCAAAGCCTACACGAAAAAAAGCACCAAAAGTAGAAGCTACTCCATTGGAAGAAAAGGTAGCTAATATGGATATCTAAATGCGTTAATAATTAATAATTAATATATATCTATAGAGAAATGAATTATATACTTTTTGAAAAAAATAAAGAAGAGAATGGGATTATGTGGACTCTGTCCGACGTGGAAGAGTTCTGTAATAGTCACGAATTGACACCTTTAAAGATAATAGAGGAACCTGTCTTTTTCGTTGTTGAACTGGAAAAACCACGAGATGATGAAAAATATCGTCTTGTGGAAATTACAGAAACCATTTCTTTTATTCTAAGAGAAGAACCTGAAGTTGCTAAATTATTTGATACGGCACTACCAACTATTGAAGAATTGCCTAACATTGAAGAATTACAAGTCTAATTTTTCTTCTTCTATACTTGCTAAATATTCTTGATGTATATGACTTTTCAAGTGTCTATCACGTTTATCCATAAACTTTCTTAATTCAAGTCCACATTCACATACAATCATCGGAATAGTACTTGCTACACCTGACATTTTGAAATGATTCACACAATTATGAAGTCGTTGTAATTCGCCTTCACGCTTGTTCAGTTCTTCTTTCGTATTACAAGGAAAGTTCTCTAATAATTCAATATAATGGTCACCAAACTCCATTATCTGCTTACTAGTACACATTCTTTCAGCACCTCTTTTAGGATTATAATTATCATTTTTATGATTCCATAGTCGTTTTTTTAGTGACTGTGTTGTTGAACCGATATATATCTTATCAGTGTTTGGTGACCTAATAGCATATATTTTTCCGTTCTGATAGCTCATCCTTTTTCTTCGTTTTCTTAGTTGCCCTCCTTTAAGTGGTGCTTCTCATTTAAATACAATTGCTTGGCTTGTTTGTTTAATTCCGCTTTGTTAGTTTTCACCCAGGCCTCTGTGTCAGTTGTTTCCGGTAGACGAATATCTTTCAAATTAATAATAGACTTTTTAATTACATCTTGTGTCTGATAATACTTCAGTACCAGTTGAATTGCCTCTAAATTACTAATTTTTTGATATAATTCACCCATTTCACCGTTAAATATTTTTGTAAGGCGTAATAGTCCTTTTTTGTAATCATCTGCTTTGTAGATATTAAACATACGTTTTAGAGCCTTGTAGTAATTTCCTTCCGACACTAATTCGGTAATGTCTTTTTCCAAAGATTTTTTGTATTCTTCAGGAGTAGGAAGTTCATTCGTGAAAGAATAGATTACCGAAACTTCTGTAAAGCGATTGTCTATACGAGCAACCATATCCAATTTAATCAGTTCTAACTTATTCCAACTTCCTACTTCACCTTCTTTCAGAAGTTGATGTGGAAATACTTTTGTCTTCTTATCTCTTGACTGAAACTTTAACTCTGTGAACCAATAATTAGGTGATTCCTTGATTTTATTTAATACATCACGTAAGAATGTTACGAATTCGTGTTCAGTTGGTCGTTTCATCATACTCATAAAGTCATAGTCTGATGGAAAGCGTTGTGATACTAAACTTGCCGAACCTTTCAGTTCTAACTTAGTTTTATAAGTAAGCAGTTTAATAATCCGTTTTACATCATCTTTGTACTGAATAGGCTGTTTTTTCTCAAGAATATCCATCTACTTTATATAATATTTTTTTATTTAATAATAAGGCACAGGTCTTCTCGTATAATGTTCATTTCGGTCATCGTCAAAGTCCATAGCACCGCCTTCGTCGGAAGAATCACCTTCATCTGATTCAGATTCAGACTCGGACTCTTCAGGTTTGCCGTAATTAGCTCTCATACCAGCAAGTCCTCGTGTGTCAACTCTTGTTCGTTTTGGTTTTCCAAATCCTTCTACTTGAAATCGCTGGGCATACTGTTCTAGTGAGCTGGTTTCTCTTGGTGTAGCTTTTACTACGCCAGGTGGTAACTTCGCCAGTTCATCATAATTTTCTGACATCATATTAAACTGAATCTCTACCTCGTCTAAATCTCGTTCTTTTTCTCTAATTATTTCAATTCTTTCATCTCTGCTTCTGAGTAAATCTTGGTGATGTTCATTTAGTGATTGTATTAAATCTCTTTCTAAGGTTTTTTGTCTTCTTTCTTCAGTATTATCCTTGTATTCTTGTTTTTGTTCAGGAGTAGCATTCGGCTTACGTTTTATTTTTCTAGGTACTTCAGGTAAAGGTAGAGGCACAAACTCTTCATTCACTTGATATTCTTCCTTTAAAGAAGCAATTTCAGCATTTAGAATGTTATACATTTGTGCCAAACGGTCTAATTGTATCCCTCTATCTAGCATTTCTTCTTGATATCTTTCTTCCATTTCTTGTGTAGCAGGGACTTTTTTATCTTTTCTTATCTTATCCAATTCTTCATTTAGTTGATTCAGAGGCATTCTACGGAATTCAGAAAGCATTTCATCAGGAAGACGAATACCTAATTCTTCTTGGATTTGTCTTAGTCGTTGAACAGTCGTCTGAGAACCAAAATCAGGAATATTTCTAATAGTACTCGGCATTAAAGAACCTCGTGGTGCGTATGATTTCAGATACGTAATTTCATTTTGAGATAAACGCTGAAAATTATTTTTATAAGCACTATTTAATGATTCATTATCCAGGATTTCAAATCCAGTTGAAGAAACCTGTTGTTTTATTATTTTATAAACACTTTCTGTTCTTAAAAATTCCATAACCAAAATAGCACTTTTTGAAGCATTTTTTTGTATTTGTTCTTCACTAATTGGTGCGTTAGCTTCTTCTAAAGCTCTTTTTTGCTCTTCAGTAAGTTCTTGGCCTTCCACTATTGGTCGCCTTCTTCTCACCACATTTCCTATATCTGCCCCTAAAAGTGTATCAGAAGCTAACTGAAAACCATACTGTAAAGCATCTAAATTAGGTTTCAATTGTTGTACCGATACTTTAATCATTTCTTGAGAATTTTTGGAAAGTCCTGGTTGTTGATAATACCTTACAATTTGGTTCCATAATGGTATAATATCACCTGTATTTGTAGCTTCATAAGTCAATTTACGAGATTCACTAGCACTAGAAACAGTAATAATACTAGCACCTAACCTCTGAATATTCTCAACTAAAAGCTGTACATTTCCTAATTTGGCTTCCATTGTCTTATTCATTTGCTCAATAGACTTATCAACATTCACTTCTGTACCCGTATCCCTCTGCGTATTAGGCATAATCGTTTCCGGAAACACGGCAATCTGTTGCTTTTCACGACCAAATACTTGACGGTTCACATTCTTAAACACATCAAGGATTTCCATATTAGCTCTATCACGCAATGTATCAGTCATTTTTCTACTTAATAAAATATTATTTTTTTCATTTCTTATACAGTCCTAATTCTTTTACTTTTTTTGAAGCTTCAATCATCTTACATCCGTGTTTCTTCATATAAGCCTTCACAATTTCAGCCCTTGCCTTACGACCATCACCCGTTTTCAAACAAGCACCTGGAAGAATCTTTTTCTCACCTTGGCCAAGCATTTTCTCTACTTCCGCAATCACTTTCTTGTCTTTTTTACTGTGTTTGCTTCCACCGTATGAGCCTTGTAATTGAGCTGTCGGTGGTACTCCATTTTTAAGGTCAGGATTACTCATAGCCAACAAATCACCATTCTTGTTCACCATTTCACCACCAACAACGGCGTTAGCACCACCCTTCTTCCTACCACGACCAGCCTTCCGAACACTATTTCCTTGAACGGGGTAGGGGTCGGGATTTCGCAGCATGGCACCACCTACCGGTGCGATTTCAGCCATTGCTAAGTTACCACCCTTCTTCTTACGCTTACCAACACCAAAAATTTTCATTGCGATAGGTGCTACTTTACCAGCCACATCTGCGACATCTCCTACTCCCTTGATAAAATCATCCCAGAAGGAACCGCCTGACATACCTTCTGCGGTAAGTGCTTCTTTGAAGGCTTTTCCTACTTCCATTCCGTGACTTCCACCTTCCATCGGTTTTCCAAGAGCCAACAAGAGAGGTGCGAACTTTAAAGCAGTATTTCCAATGTCGCCTAAGGTACCCCAAAAATCACCACCTGACACTCCACATCCCATCATAGCATTCGCACCACCAAATACATTAACTTTATCAAACTCTCCTGAAGCACCAGAACCAACAATTCCTAGTTGAGAGCCTTCACCAGTATCCCTAAAAGTCCCACCAGCGAAAGCAGAACCACCAGCCATTCCTTCAGAATCATTACCATAGTAATACACTTCAGGTAATTTTCTACTGTTGTTATACATATTGTCTTCACCATCTCTCTTGGAAGCAGAAGCAGTTGTAAAAAGAACTCCTGCGTTGCTTCCACCACTCATTCCGTGTCCATCAACCGGACTATAAGCATATTGAGTGGCGAATCTATGATTGATTGCGTCCATTTCGTTAGCAATGTGTTGATTGTATTGGTTTTGATATGGCATCTTTTCTATTTATATATTAATAAAAAAATATGTAAATAAATATCACGATTTGCCGTATATGATTTCTAAGGTCGGAACTGAACACCAGTCTGAGATGCTGGAAGAGCAGGAGTTGTCTGAAGATAGACAGACGAAGGAGTATAGTTGTTTTCCCAATATACCGTATACACACTTGTGTCCAAAACAGTATTGGAACAAGCTACCAATTGACGATATCCAGTAGCACCCACTGCCTGAGCGGTAGGTTCTTGAATCCAAGCGTGAGGAGTTCCAACCGTTCCACCTGCCGTTTTACGAACAATAGACAAAAGACGGGAAGTTCCGTCCAAATTAGGGACACCAGTAGCTACTGTTGTAGCGGTAAGACCAGCACCGCCAGATAGAGCGGGCATATCATACGAATAGATTTGCGATTGTTTTCCAAGTTCAGATGATGACATTTTTTCTAAAGTAAATTAAGAAAAAAATTATAATAATTTACCTCGCCAATCGTTCTGCTAGACGAGAACGTCCACCGCTAACACCACCGCCTGATTCGCCACCGCCACTAGCACCGTATCCCATATGCCTCAAAGCATCAGAGGCCATTCTTCCAGCCGGATGGTCTGATTTAGCGAGATGCTCTTTTGCCGATTTAGCCATAGTTCGGACAAGAGGGTGTTGAGAATACTGAGCAAGTTTACCAATGAGCGACTTCATAGAGTCCATAAATCCACCACCAACCATTCGTTTGACAGAAGAGGCATACATAGGTTCCTGTGCCGAGGCTTCCAAAACATCCTGTTTGGTTAATATACCGGTATAAGTTGAACTGGTACCTCGTTCATTTACGAAAATCCCACTGTTCATACAGATGAGCATAATTTCGGGCTGAAACTCGTATCCGAGTTGATTGTACACTTGTAACTGTATTTGTAAATTGAAATTTCCTAAACTACCGGGAGAATAATAATCCTCGGTTAACTGAAGGTCTTTTCCAAACTCCAACACGAGAAGAGAACCAGACCCAGCAAGTTTTTTACCAATACCAGAAGCATTGTCAGGATTATTACTGTATCCACTAAATTCATACCAGGATTGATTACTACCGTTCTCAATTGAATACCGGTAGAGGTCTTGTTGGGTAGCTGAGGCAAGGATACCACTTTGATTGTTAAAATTTACAGAAATTCCACTTATACAAAGTCCAGCGTCAGGAATACCGCAGTTCTGGTTGCTCGGTGGGACTCTCACACTGATAATAAGTTTATCCGGGATTTGATTTAATTGGATAGAACTTGTCTGGAGAAGAGTGCTACTGGGAGGAAAGGCAGTGTTGGGAGAAACGGCAACACCAGGGGTAGTAATAAATCTCGGTAGCTCGTAAAACGGGACAGCATTGCGTGCCGGTAGAAGGTCAGACGGGTGAGGAGTAAGGAAGTTAAAGATAAGACGAGATGAGGCAAAGCTGAACACAGATGCGGAAGTAACAGTCGTGTAAGGAACGCCACCAACAAGAGTTGCGGGACTGGTTCCAGCAGGTGCGGTATTGTTCGCACTACGCCACACCCTTGAAGCATCACCCACGTTTACCACGAAGTTCATATTTTGTACACCATACATTGCCTGGTTGTTAGACTGAGGGTTAGCAAAAATAAAGGGAGAAAGGAGAAGAGGCTCGGAACAGTTGAACTGGACATAGTAGTCATCAGTCGTTCCAGCAATAAGAGGACGAGGGAATCCAGCACTGAAAGCAGGAAGAACACCGTTGACAGGCTGGTTATTAGAAACCCCAATAAGAGAGTAAGAACCACGCTGGAACAGGTCATTATCAGCAGAGTTAGCCCAAGACCCAAGAGAATTCAAGAGAGTACCGACACCATCAGAGTAAACAGCCAACAAATCGGGTGCGACAGGTGTCATACCGTTGAATCTCTGAAGCTCACGACGGTCAATAAATCTCAACATAGCCGGTAGGACATCTCGGATATTGATACTCACGGAGTTGTTGTTGATGGTAGCCGTAATAACGGAAGCCAACTGGTGAAGAGGGAAAGCAGAGAGAGCATCCGTAAGCCCATAGTTGAAAGGGAGCTGACCAGCATTCGTAACATTTCCAGTACAAGACAGTTTCAATGTCACGGTAGAAGCCCAGATAACACGTCTATCAATTAGCGTCTGTTCTGACGGTACTTGAATATTCCAGGTAATACTACTGGGAGTTTGGGAAATGGCATTAAATGTTGCCGACGTGACGTTCTGCCCGCCTTTGTGTACCGCATAGGACACGGCATCGGTAACATTTAAGCGGTCATCTTTAACAAGCACTTTACGAAAATCTTGTGACATAGTTTGTTTCTACTTGAAAAAATAAAAAAAACTTCAGAAAAAATTACGATAAGTCCTGATTGTTATAATTTTTAGCTCTAAACATTATTTTTAATGAGCCACTACAACCACTTCCAAGATAAAATGGGTGATTTTCACCGTAGCTGTCTTTCCAGAAAACTTGTACATCAATACTTTTACAAGGGCTAGTCCCGTAGAGGTCAACCAGTCTGTATTCGCCAGATGGAACATAGGTCACGTCGGGAACATATCCATTTGTAGCCGAAAATGGTACAACGAAATCAGTTACCACTGGAAAGATATTTGCCGAAGACCCTATAATGGTCTGGTTTGAACTAGTCCCATTGATAATAAGAGGCAACCCAACGTTTTCGTTCACAACTGGTAACAAAGTAGATGTAAATAGAATACTCTGGATTGGATTCATTAAAGAAGCCGTTTGATGGTCTTGATAGATTTGAATTCCCGTATAGACTCCATTTGGGGTTACAGGTGTCCCATCCGTGTTGTAAGACTGGACGATGTAGATTCCAGCACCCGCATTTGTATTAAAAACGAGTTCAGAATAGAGAGGTGAATCGTATCCAACATCAGGATACAAGTAAGGAAATGAATCAAACAGAGTTGAAAGTGGATTATTGAAATAGATAAATGCGGTATCTGTGTTATTTTGACCGAATAGAACGTAAGAACCCGTAATAATCGCTTTGAGTTTATCAGAGTCCCACGTCATACTTGGTGGTTGAAACTGGTTCGCATTCACGTTTACGTTAGGTAAGAAAACACTTGGCCCGAATCCTGTCCCACCATTCCAGAATTGTCCTTGTAGTAGCCAAAAACAACTGGTCATACACTGATTTATCATTGTAATCCAGTTAGGATAACTGTAAACAAAGTAATATTCACTTGTCAAATCCTGTAAGCTAAGAGCTTGTGGTTGAGATGGATTCCAGACAGGTGGTGTTAATCCTTGAACAGTTGGTTGGAAGATGACTGGTAGTGTAACAGTTAGATTAACAGTTGGTGCGGTAGGTGGACGATATGTCATCGTAATTGTGTAAGGTGTTACATTGATAAAATCATTGTTGCTTACAAGTAGACCACCACTTGTGTAAACAGGAACATTTAAAGGGTATGGTACACCACCAACAAAGTTATAGTATTTATCAAATTGTGGTGCGGACATAATAATCGTAGTAGCCGTTATACTGTTAATTTTATAGACTCCATTGTAGGCACCTGAATTAATAATGTAGATAGTATCATTTGCGTCATAGACATCGTCCAGAGATGCTAGTGTCCCAAGAGTGGGTGATGATACAGTTAGTGTTAAGTTTTTAGTGAGTGGGTCGTACACTAATGTACTAATAGGAATCTCGGCCATTGTAAGGACTTGAGTAGAGCCTCGTAGTGGATTCGCATTAGTAGGGTAATTGTTAGGAACACCAGTCGTAGTTCCGCTTGTATTTTCAAGAGTCAGGACGGTGTTCGCACCAACCACTTGAGAAACATTGGTGACTCGGAAGTACTGAAGTCCCGTAGCGGATGTATCACCAGCAGGTGCTACCGCAGGATTATATGCGTTGTATCCCAAATACACAACTGCGTTAACTGGAAAGTTCTGGTTTGTAAAAAATGTTATCGTAAAAGGTGTGGTAGTATTCGCACCAGCCATTGACTGAATAGCATATGTTCCACCCACGTTCGTGTTCGGATTAATATTGATTTGTGGGATAAACACTGGTAGTGAAGGTGTCTGTAAGTTAAACCTCACGATAGACATAAAATAATCTTGAGGCGACAACAAGAAATCATTTGAACGTGTTTCCTTGTACTGGAAACGAACGGGTTGTGCTGGAAATGACCCGTCATTGTTCAATAAGTTCATATTATAGTACACGTGTGTAGGCTGATTCGCCTTATGGTTCTTGTAGTACTGTTGGATTGACATTCTTTTCTACATATGTAAAATAAAATTAATTAATATTAATCGCCGTAAGGTTATTCCAGCCATATGGTATCCTTCTGAAAAATTCATTTTATAACAGTTGAAACTTCATATTATGTATTTCACCATTGACCATCATTAAAAAAACTTATTCATTCTAGACCCACTTAAAGAAATCTATATTCTACCAGTATTCCAAAAAACGTTCCAATTGGATGGAAATTTATAAAAATAGACATACGTGTATAGAAAATGAAATCCTAGAAGCCTTTTCCAAAATAATAAGATTTCCATCCATTTGGAACGAATTTTGGAAAACCGGGAGATTGAGGTCAACTGAGTAAAATTGACTCCGATAAAAATATTTATATCAGGTAGAAAGATGAATGACATTATTGAATCTATTGGTGAACATATTATGGGTGCTATTCGGGCAGGTGATGATGAACGGGCGAGAGAACTTATTGAAGGAGTTGAAGAATGGGTGGAAGATTATGTTAAGAGCCTCAGTGACCCTCTGTCAGATACTCTATTTCTCGCAATTTATAGGTGCGGTCTTGACAACATTTCGTGGGAAGAAGTAAGGGACTCCCTTGAATCCTACTTTGGAGATGACATCTCAAGTATTGAATCTAATGCTTAAGATAAACACCTTGTTGCGTTCCTACCGAGTGTGACATCTCACCAGCTATTTTGGCCGACTCCTTGTTACTGTCCGAGAACTTATCACTTATAAAGATATGTCGCAACATACTACTACCAACTCCTACACCTAACGACTTAGCTAACAACCTGGTAATACCATTTACTTTACTAATTGGCTTACCTTCTGAATCAACCAAGAAAGGGAACACCCCTTTTTTACCCTTATATAATGGGTGGCATTTCAGATAATTCTCAAGAATTACCCGTAGGTCGTCAGGCACTCGTATCACTACCTTGCCCTCTTTCTTAACTGTCTTAAAACGGTTGAAAACGAATTCCCACTTGTCCACGTCCAAATAATTGTCTTCTTCGTTCTGAGGCATTCCCTTAATAATATACATATCCTGGTAATCATTCCTACGTGGTGGAATAAGTACATAGAGAGAAAGGACTGTGAACTGTAGCAAAGAATCGTATGATTTTAGAGTTTCTTTTTCCAGAGTTTGGAAAACGTTAACGACATCTTTCCAGCTCATCCAATTTTCTTCTTCTTTCTTGGATTTCTTGTTTTTAGCATATTCGGCATTAATTTCCTTATTTTTAGTAATCATCATTTCAAAATACGTATCATATAACTTCTTTTTAGCTTTCGTAGTAGTATCCAGATTCAGAACAGAACAAATCGCAATAATAAAACTTCTTTTCGTGGATTCCGCATAATCTTTAATGTATTCAAGGACATTATCTACTTTTTTAAGAAAGTTTAGATTTTTTAAAGGCTTATTATTGTTTAACTTCTCTAAGTTTCTTACGTATAAAGCGACAGACGAATCAGTCAATCCTTTGTTTTTTAATAGTAAAGTAAGCTCGTGAGTGTAGTCGGTCGTCATTTCTGATTATTACCGTAGATTATTTTTTAAATCAATTTTCTTCACGCCAGATAAAATGGATTACTTGAATACGGTAGCTACCATCAAAACAACTAATATGCTATATAAATGTCCTGAATGTGAACGATTAATATGCGGATATGAACCAATTATCCATCGTAAGTTTTGTTTCAAAACTATTTTGACAACTCCTATAAATGAGCGAACATTGGGCACTACAACAAGTCAAAATCAGGAATACACTTCCGCTGGAAGAAGCCCAAAAGAAGTATAAAAATATTACAAAGAAAAAGGCTCGTAAAGTCCGTGAATCTAAGAACTTCTATGTTTTTAGGCATATTCCACCGACGAAGTTTGAGAAAAAATCCTTCCGAACAAAAGTTGTAAATGATGACGTTCAGATGGTTTTCGGTAAATTAAAAGAAGGACAAGAAGGATTATCTGGTTCTGGTTTGTTTGATTATTTCAAAAAGGGCGTAGATTACGCTCAACAAACCGCCTCTAATGTAGCTGACAGTGTCAAGAATGCTTTTAATATTAGGGAATATTCCAAGAAAGCCAAAGATATGTTAGCCAAGTACGGCAATTTTCCAATCGTTGGATTGGAAATCAGAAGACATCCAATTCAATCCGACCCTGTGTTTGAAGCCATTTCTTTGGGACAATGGTCAACACTCAAGAAGAAATACGGATACGATGATATGTTTCATATGATGCTCGTCTGTACTTTGAAGAAACCTGATAGTGAAGCAGTTAGACAAGTAAAAGTGGAACAAGTTGGCGTTATTTCAATTAATGACAATATTGAAATAGCACCAGGCGACCAAGTTTTTAAAGTGGATATGGGAGATAAGGCTGGAACATTCACTTTGAAGCAAATGTTGGATAAAACACAAGAAAGATTGGGAACTAGTAAATTTTTTGAATATTCTTCATTTACGGAAAGTGGTTGTAATTGTCAAGGTCTTGTAGCAAACTTATTACGAACAGAAGGTTTGTACAGTGATGAAGCTCATAAATTCGTCTATCAAGATGTTTCAGGAATCTATAAGGAATTACATTCATATGTCCCAAAAGTAGCAGATGCTACTACAAAAGCAATCGCACTCGCTTCCAAGTGGTTTAATATTGGTGGCGAAAAGGAAGGTGGTGTTCACGACTTTTTTGATGGTGAATATGAAAATGAACCAGTTACTCTGAATAGTTTAGTTGGTGGTAAATATTTTAGTAAAAATCCAGATTTAGAATTTTTAAAGTATGCGAATGAACACAAGCACGATTTGGAAGGGCCTCATACCATCAAACAGATGTATAAGGATTGGGAAGAAATGAGAGGTGGAAGTGATTATAAATGTTGTGATGACTTGGAAGGAACTGGCGTTTGTAGCAGTAAAATAAAAATTCAAGACGAACAAGAAATAGAACAGATAATTACTGATATAGAAGACGATTTTTATAGGCATACTGATTATGTAAGTAGTCAAAGTGCGGGTAGAAAATATACAAAAGAATTAATATTAGACCTTCTTTATTATATCGTGTATGACAAAGAATTTAATCATACAAAATATGAAAGAAAAGTAGCTAAAATTAGGAGAGAGATAGATACTAATTATCACGTCAGTGATAGAGAACGAAGACATAATAGGTTAGATGATATACTGGAAAGAATGTCGGCATTAAGACAGAAATTAATAACATATAATTCAAGAAGATGTAACATAAATGATATTACAGAAGAAAAAAGAGCACCCGCATTTGATGTAGAACCAGCAGAACCTTCACGCTTAGGATATGAAAGAAAACTTAACGAAGACAGAGAACCAACACCACCACCAGACTATTTACCACCTTATGAAGAAGGTGGAAACAAAGCATCAGGATTTATTCAAGCGATGATGGCTCGTCAGAATGGAAGTAGAAAAGTCAAAGATAAGTACAAAAAACAAGTAGAACAAATGAATGGTCGTCGTAGAAAACCTATTACTACAAAGGAACTCAATAGACAAAAGTTTCAGGATTTTGACGCAGAAGGATTCAGAATGAAAAAGATGAGTAAAACAACTCACGATGTAGCAAATAACGCACCACCAAGTAAAAAACCAGCGGAAGCGTTCTATGAATACGTTAAACAACACGCACCACCTGTTCAACCACCAGTTATTAAGAATAGTAGAGGACAAGTCATAAAAAATTATCGTGGAACGTATGATTTGGACAATATGTATTCGGCTTGGAAGAGTGGTAGAGCGCCTATTACAGAATCACCATCTGCTCAAGTAGCTGAAATACCAGAAGTACCACAAGTAGAAGAAAAAGTAGAAGTGAAAGAGGAAAAAGTAGAACCTGTGAAGCCAAAAAGAAAAATAAAAGTAGCAGAACCAGAACCAGAAGAAGAGAAAGAAGAAGTAAAAGAAGAGGAAAAGAAAGAAACAAAAGAAGAAAGAAAAGCAAGGCACGACGCAAAAAAAGCAAAGAATGAAGAAATAAGAGCAAAAAAAGCAAAGAATGAAGAAATAAGAGCAAGAAAGGCAGAAAAAAAAGCGAAAAAAGCAGAAAAAGAAGCAGAAAAAGAAGCGAAGAAGAAAGCAAGAGAGAATGAAACTCCTGAAGAAAAAAGAAAAAGGAAAATGATGAAAAAGATGCTAGAAAGTAACAAAAAAGCAGATGCCGAAAGAGCTGAAATGTTCAGAAAAGCAGAAGAGGAAGCAAAAGCAGAAAGAGAAAGAGAGAGATTGTTTGGAAATGAAGACCCACAATACGATAGAAGTCTTTATTACGATAGAACTAAAGAGCCATCATATTACGAAGATAGAAGTTTAGCAGTACAAACTAGTAGACGTGAGGCAATAGAACGTTACAATAAAGAACAAAGAAAAATAAGAAAAGCAGAAATGAAAAGCAAAAAATGAAGATTAATTTTGTTTTCTAACTAGTAGAAAATGAACAGAGTACAATCAAACGACCCTGCCGATTTACACCATTATTACTGGAATCAAAGACAAGTAGCTCAACAGGCTTATCTGAGCAAATTATCTGGTGGTTCTTGGAGTCAACCCTATTGGAATGGATGGATACCAATGACTAACTCATTACCCAAAGCACCGGTCGCCAATTTTGAGAATATGAATTACGGTAAAGATTTTTTCCAACGCTACGCACAAGACGGCGATTCTGGATTTTTCCAAAGAGGCTTCTCTCACGGAACAGCTTTTGGCGGTGCTATGCCTCTAAATACATTTGGTGAACAAACACGGATAGACTACGACACACCAGTTGATTCTACAATCTTACCAGAACAACCATTAGAAATCCCATCAGCCGAGCCTGACCCTACTCAGTTGGAAGAAGAAGTTGTTATGAATGCCGAGCCACAACAACGAGCCACGCACGTCCCACCTTATAGTAAACTACTGGTACAAGGACTAGGAAAAGAAGAAGATGCCTTATACGAAGAGCCTTTTGAGATTCCCGAATACAAAGGTTTTTTACGTAAAAAAGAAAAGAGATTCAAGTAGAATGGATAAGCTAAATTACTCTATGGCGATTGACTTAGTCATTAAACTAATGTCTGACGTAGAAAAACTAAACAAACCAGGCTCGGACAAGAAGAAATGGGTGATAGAACAGTTACACGACTTGATGCCCGAATTCTACGCAGAATATCATTTACTTATTGACGCATTTATTGATGGACTTGTAATAGTAGCAACCAGTCCGGAAATGATACAAACTGGAAAAAAATGTGGAAAATTATGTTCTAAATTACTAGGTTGCTATGTATGAAATAACCAAATATACGTATGATAAAGCGAAAGAATTGGGTGTAACAGTGAAACCGAGTCGTAGAAAGCATAAGAAAATAGACGTTTACGAGGACGGCAAATATATTAAGTCTATTGGTGATATTAGGTATGGAGATTATCCTACCTTTATAAAAGAATACGGTCAAAAGTATGCCGATATGAGAAGATTATTATATCATACTAGGCACAAGAAAGACACACTAGGAGAAAGACTGGCCTTGAAATTATTATGGTAAGATTATTATGTTGAATAATAATATTATCGTTAACTAAATGAATTATTTGAAAGAATACTTTATGATGGTTATGACACCAGTCGCTATGGTTTTTACAGAATTGTATTACAATAGGAAGTATCCTACTCACAGGCATTCACCTGCTCAAGTCTACTATCCAAAGGCTTCTTTAAATCTTTTGAGGCGTTCTCGCTAGAATCGTCTTCCGCTGGTAACCAGATATCCTTTTCCGTCATAATAACTTGAGGGTAATTCTTAAACACGGTAGCCCACCGACTCTTCTTTGTTTTAATTTTTTTGATTGTATCTTTATCTAACCCTAAATAATTTTCCAGTAGGCGTTTTGTTCCCACATTAGAACCACTGAAAGGAAAATAAGTAACTGAATGACACTCATTCAAAACTCGTCTTGTATCATTTCCAGCAGTCGCTAAATGATTGGTAATTACTACCGTAACTTTAAAATGCCGTCCAGTTTCTAACATCTGGTTTAGAATATTGTACACTGCTTCTCTTTGTTTTTTTTCACTTATCACATCTATATCATCAAATACTACTAAGGAGTTCTTGAAATCTTCACATTGTAGCGGGTCAGAAATTAATCGGTCGTCAATCTCAATTCTTTTGGGTTTGACTACATCAAGTGATTCGTCATCTTTAAGGGCTGAAAAACAGTAGACTTTGTTCTTTGGAAACATCCGTTTGTAGCATCGTATATAGTTTGCCGTATAGGTAGATTTACCACTACCTGAAGCACCTGTAATATATAAGATTTCACGTTCTGTTTCAGGATTAGGAATCTGTTGAAACTTTCCATCTATTGTAAGTTGGGAAAAAGGTCTTGAAAATCCATCTTCTTCAACTTTCAATTCCGATGTAACAGAAACTATCTTTCTATCATATTTACCACCTTCTGCTTGTGCTAAAAATTTACCAACTCTGTCTAGATTAAGACTCATTTATTGTATAAACATATTTATTTTAGGGAATATCAATCACACTTATCCACTAGCCCGACCGAGCCAAAACCCGATAATGGTAGATAAAAATCCACCGTAAGCTATAGACGTTGAACAGTCGCCTTTGTTTGTTATGAGTTCATATGAACTTAACGCAATAATTATCAAAGAAATCGTTATTTTCCCTACAAAATAACTCATCTTTTCGTCAATCCGGAAACAACAAGAAGTTAGAGTCCGTTTTTTTATTTCAACATCTGCGTCTATTTTAACGTCTTCTATGTGAAAAGCGTGTTCCATTTCAGCCTTGACCAACTCATTAGGTGGTTTTGGTGTTATTTGAGGTAATCCTCTTGCGGTTAATAAATTCATTTTACTAAGTGATTATAAATTGTTTACGAACCATTAACATATTAAGTTTATCAGGTGTATCACTTCCTGTCCTACGATAATACACATACCATATTCCACCACTAACATTTGGCCAAGCAATGTATGTGTTCTTTGTGTCAGAATTAAAAAATCCTACCATCGCACAATCCCAGTCTGCTACTGGAAATCCAGCTGGATAGTCCTGATTTGCTATAGGATAACCAGGAAAATCGTCTGGGCCAGACTGGTTTTCTACTACTGTAGCACAGTAAAAAGGCTTGATAGGTCCACCTTGACCAGAATACAGAAGATTAACTGCGTCTGTCGGAAGAGCGGGTGTTTTATAAACTCTTAACGAATGTAATTGATAATTGGAATCAGTTGATTGTCCTAAAGTAATTTCTTGTTCTGACATTTCTGATAAGATAAAATATTATTTTTTTTATGTAAAACCTGTATACCAATAAGCACCAGGGTCATTCTCAATCATTGATTTTTTAATGAACATACCCCAATGATAGTCTTCTGCGATTGCCTCTGGATAGACATAAGACCTAATATAATCACTTCCTAATGGTGCGAACGGTATGATAGGTGGGTCATATTGTGGCCCTGATGGGCTATATGTTTGAGTATCCTGATATCCTGTGTTAGGAATACTCGTATTATTAAATCCAGTAGCAATCGCTAACCATATATTGCTGGTATAATTTGTAGCAGTAAAATTACTAGCAGAAGAACCTGGTGGAAAATCAGATGGTGTAGCTTCAACGTTATATGCTACCATAAAAGGTGAAACTGACCCACCCATATCTACTTTTCGGAGAACATCGTAATCGTCCGTAGGTTGTTTGTACACTTTCATAGCATCTACTTGACAATCAAACGTACCTATTTGATTGGGAGTTGAAGTCAAGGTAAGATTGAATATTGACATTTTTTCTACTATGTATATATAAAAATTTTTAAGGAATATATGGTTGAAATACATCTTTCAATACCATCATAGCTTTTACGGAATCTGTTCCTTTTGTCCCACCATCATATGTCCTTTTGTAATGTATAGCCCATACACTAGTTCCATCACCAAGAGGACTTGCTACTGGGACAGGATTACAAGCTTGAGTATTTGCTGGTTGACCATCAAATGTACCTGAAAATGTATTAAGAAATCCAGCCATCCCACATTCCCAAATATCTGTCCGGTAATAAGGGTCGCCAGGAAATGGCGGATTGTGAACAGCTGTAGTCTGAAAAATATATTCATTTCCAGCATTCTGATTAACTGGTACCGCACCAAGAACTGTTGGTAATTCAATGAATGGGACAATATCGTGAATGTTAAAATAGGCAAGATTAACGACATCGTCATTGTCAACGGGTGCGTTTAAAACTTGTAGTGAATGTAATTGTGCGTCGTAGATTCCGAGTTGGTTTGGGTCTTTTCCTAAAAGTATATCGGACACTGACATTTTTTTCTACTCTATAGAAATAAAATTAATAAACGCTAATAAATACGGACTTCTTAATCGCTAATATCTGTACTTGGTCATCGCCAGTTGAACCTCTTATATAAGAAAGCCACCAAGTACCATCTATATTTTCAGAACACCACGCACGTCTACAGTCACCACCACCAGGATTAGAATCGTTCTGAAATCCAGCTACAGTACAGACCCACTCAGTAGTAGAAAATGTACCACCGTTATTTATCTGTATTTGATAATCTGTTTGAGATTGTGTTGTATTCTGTATAAATAATTTCGTAAAAGGTGTACCACCCACTATTCTTGCTTCTAAATTATTAATCTGTAGAGCCGTATTCCACGAACCTGCTAAACTTGTCATTCTAAATATACAGAATATTATTTAAGTAAAATATAGCGTGACGCAAGTTCCACCTGTTATAGCAGTCATTCTGACTTGTATAATATCTCCAGCGTTAACAGTTCGGGCAGTAATTGTACCAGTGTTCGTAGAAGAAGTTCCCGCACCTGTTATAGCACTTCCTGCTACTCCTGCTATGTTAATTGTCAAACTGGCTACAGTTGTCGTTTGAACCGCAGTAGACCAAGCAGTAATACTACAAGCAACGGGACATTTCCAATCTGTTAGATAAGTTGAACCAGTAGAAATACCAGTAGCAGAAGCATCCGCAAATCTGTTAGGTGTTAAATAATCATTAGCTACTACGATTCTACCACCAAAACTCATCTGAAACCCAAGAGTAGAAGAGGCAACCCACGATGGTAGAGATGTAGCACCGTTTGATTTTAAGAATGTACCAGAAGCACCATTCGCCAACGCACTTGTTGAAGTAGTATCTGTAGCCGTTTGAATAACCAACTGATTTGTACCAGTACCAACTATATTTGTCGCTTTTGAAGCAGTACCAGTTAAAGCACCTACAAATGTAGTCGCAGTGAGAGTATTTGTGGAAGGCACATAAGACAACCCACTGTCAACAGCCATCGCCTCTGATGGATTAAGTGAAGTAGAAGAGGCAGAGGAAGTGCTTAATAGCGGATAATAAGTAGCAGTAGCAGAATCAACATTCGTTTGAGATAATTCTAATGCTCTACTTGCCGTCCCTACGAAACCAGCTGTAAGGGCAACATTACTACTCGTGTAAAGAATACCAGTAAAGTTGGTTGTAGCCGATAATCCTAATAAGTTGGTAGAAGGATTCCAAGCCAACGCACTATCAGTATTAACTGTTTGTTGGTTCGCACTCGCTGAAACTGGTACAAATGTAATGAAATAATTTGATGTAAAAGCCGACCCATCTGTTGTTTGTATTTGAGAGGCAGAAGTTGAAGCACCAACGAATCCAATACCAGGAATTGCGGTAGATGATGTGAAAGTAACACCATCAAAATTAGTAGTGGCTAATCTGTTCTGACTTGGTATGTATGTTAGACCACTATCAGTATTAACAGCTTGTTCGTTTTGACTTGTAGATAATGGTACAAAAGCAGGATAATAAGTTGAAGTAAAAGCACTACCATCTGTAGTAGTTACTTTTTGAGATGTTCGTGCTAAACCTTCAAAGGCAATAGAAGTAAGAGCAAGAGATGATGTATACTTACCTGAAGCGAAATAAGCACTTGTAGTTAATGCGTTAGTAGAAGGAACAAATGAAAAGCCAGTATCATAATTTATAGTTGTTTTAGTACCACCACTACCGACAAATGTAGGGTAAAAAGTAGAAGCACTTGCTGACTCAAGTACAACACTAATTGTATTTGTTCCAGAAGCACCCGATGAAGCTATTACAATATCCGTCCCACTTGCCGTGAGAGATACATTCGCACCAGCAGTTATACTTACAGGTTGAAAAGCAGTTGATGTAGAAGAAGTTGAAACAAGTGTAGTACCAGTACCACCATTCGTAAATGTGTAACTACCGCCACCACCTGTTGAATTAATTGTTATATCATTTGCGGTACTTGTGAAGGTAATATTCGTTCCTGCCGTCAAAGACTTCGTAGAAAAAGTAGGATTAGAAGTACTTGATAGTATAGATGTCCCAGTTCCAGCATTTGAAAGAGTAATTCCAGAAGCGGGTGATGAATTAACAATCTCTATATTATTAGACGCATCATTCAAAGTAATTCCAGTACCACTTGAAAGGGATTTTACGCTTAGCGAAGGGGCTGTACCACTTACAACAAGGGAAGTTCCCGCACCCGCATTCGCTAATGTAGAACCAGTCACAGTATTCGTCAATGTAATCGTATCCGTCGTTGAGGCGATTGAAAGTCCCGTTCCTACAGCTAAACTTTTCGTAGAAAAACTCGGATTTGTCGTTGAATTTAGAAGACTCGTACCACTACCTGTGGAAGCCAGAGAAATCCCAGAGGCTGGACTGGAATTGGTCAAAGTGATAGTATCACCAGCCAGATTAGATGAAAGTCCAGTAGAAACTGCTAAACTATTCAGTACAAAGGAAGGACTTGTACCAGTTTTCACAAGAGAAGTACCAACTCCACTCGTTCCTATCGTTGTTAAAGCACTTGTAGTACCATCTGCCATCAAGTACTGACTCGCAGTTCCAGTAGCAATTTTAAGAGTGTCAGCATAGACTGTACCCGCAAAGTTCGTCTGGTTCAAAGTAGGAGTGGATTGATAAATGGTCTTCTGTTCTAACGCATTCAAACGAGTGTTAATTGTAGCACTATCCACATATGAAGTAAATATAATCTGGTGATTGTTGGCAAATCCAGTAGTTCCAGTTCCTTCTGAATTAGCATAGGTGACTCCAAAAGCCCAATATGAATTAGGAACAGGTTGTGTAGAACTTGTTACGATATATTTAGCAAAGTTCGTAGAGAGATTTTTATCTTGAATGTAGAGAATATCACCTAATCCTATTTGGGCTAAGTAGAAATCAATATCTATACTATCATCGGTCAGATGGTTCACCCATACAATCGTTGTTAGTGTTGGATTCGCATTGTTGTATTGGATACGACCCACAACTGTTGGTGTAGTGGAAGTATCAAATCTATATTGGTAGTAGTTCCCACCAGAACCACCAGAATTATAAGGAGCGGTAGTCCCGTCTGCTAAGAGAACCTCAAGGTTAGTCCCACCAACTTTGATAAAAGAGTTCGCAGTAGTAGAACTTGTTGTTGTTATAGGCGTGGCTATGAAATCCGCAATAGTAGCACTTACATTTACATTTACCGCATTAATATTAACATCTGTAGAAGTCACGTTAAAATCAGTAGAAGTATTATTAATAAGACCATTCGCAAACAAATTAGCATTCGTAGTAGCGGTTAGATTAACATCGTTAGTAGCATTTACATTAAAATCAGTAGTATTATTAATAACATTACCACTAGAAGTGAGAGTAATATCTGTAGTAGCACCCTCTGACGAAATCGTTACATTATCCTGTGCCGTTATTCCGAACACACCACTCGTATTCATAGAAACCTCGGTAGAGTTAGTTATAATATTCACCGCATTCACAGTAGTATTGACAGTTGAAGTAGTAGTAATATCTCCTGTAGAATTAATGAGAACATCTTGAGTAGAATTAATGGCTACATCTTGAGGAGATAGACCATTTGTAAAGATGTTTAGAGTCCCATTTTCTGTAGAAATGTTTAAAAATCCAGCGTGAGAAACTATCTCTAAATTGTCATTTGTTTCTATTAATATCGGTTGTGCTATAGAAACATTAGGTATTTGTAAATCCATTCCAGGTGCGACTAACGTCAGAGTACCACCTGATGTAATAGTGTTTACATTAATTGAACCTGATGCGTAATCGTTCGCAACATTGACAACCGAAAACGTTGAAGCATTACTCGCATTTCTGTAAAGTTTATCATTTGTTAGTTTAGAAGAATCAAAACCATTCGTTATTTCTATCTGGTTTATCGTCATATCATTGTAAGCACCAGGCGTTGACCCATTTCTTACGATTACTTGTGTATCACTTACTTTTGTATTAGCAACACCTGGCGGTGCTACTTGTACAGGGCAAGTTGTATTCACTTGTGTAGCATTTACATTCAAGTCAATTGGTGCGGTTAGATAAAGAGATGTAGTAGATGTTAATGAATCAGCCACAAGTCCCTTCGTAGAAAAGTTAAAAGTAGAAGCGTCCTCGTTAAGAGCAGAAGGGCCGTAATTTGTACCAGGAATATTAGTGCCTACAACGTGATTACCAACCGCAGAAGTTCCTGAAAATAACATATTTCCACCACCAGACCCAGCTACAACACTATTCACATACGCAGTAGTAGCAATTCTTTCACTGTTATCAGCAGGAAGCACCGTAGGTGCGTATACATTACTAGCATCTCTCATATCAACATCTGTGTATGACACGGATAGAGGTGTTTTAAAGAACCCTGCGTCGTTCATAACGTTAAACTCAGTGCCTGGTGCCAAAGTCACAAGAGTTGTAGCAGGAAAAGATGGTGCGCCTACCACAAGACTCATACCATTTGTAGAAGTCAATCCATATTGATTACTCTGTATGTCGGACGTTAATGGATTTTGTACACCATTAACCACTATATTCGTTACACCTGTTTCTAAATTGTTCAACTGTAATGGATAATTCCAGGCACCTGCGACTGAACTTGCCATTTTGTTTCTACAATAATAAAATATTTTAATAATTAGAAATGAATCGCAAAGAAGCTATAGAAGCAAAAGTAGCTGTTCCATTAAGCGATGCTGACATTCTGGAATATTTACCACACGCACCTATTAAGAAGTACTCGGAATTAGCAAGATACAAGACTTTGTATGAATTACTACCTGAAGTGAAATCATTTTGTTTTATTTTGTATGAGGATTCCATTAACAAAGGTCACTGGACAGTTATATCACGGCCAGAAGAAGGACTCGTAGAGTTTTTCTGTTCATACGGGTCATATCCTGATTCACCATTGAGATGGACAGAAAAGTCTACAAGAATTGGATTAGGTTCTGGAGTAGCATACTTAGGAAAATTATTTCAAGAGTGTCCCGATATGGTTGTCTATAACAAAGTCCACTATCAAAAGGAAAAGCCTGGCGTAAGTGATTGTGGTCGGTATTGTATCTTACGCACGTTAAAAATGAAGGCTGGAATGAATTTAGACCAATTCTACAAGTATATGAAAAAGGAATGTAAGAGATTACGGACGGACTTTGATGGTGCGGTTACTTTGATTATCCAATAATGTTATGCTATATTAATGGAAAAACAAGAGGAAAAGAAGATTGACAACCAAGTCACGTTAGAAAGAATACCAGATAAGAAACCCAAAAAGCAGAAACCACGTATGGAAATAGTTAAAAAAGAAGTTGTTATGAAGTTCTAGAGATGTGTGGAGTTGACAAATGTTACGTGTCTGAAATAATAGAAGCTATTAAAGCACTAAAAAAAGATAAAAAAGATGATGTAGATGATGACTTGAAAAGTAAACTGAACTATTGTATGTTGAAACTAGAAGAAGTTATAAAGGCTCGTCCGAAAGACGAAACACCTGATAGTCCTTGTCCCTGTGGTCAATGTGACCTAGGGAAGTCAATTCCTCTACTCACGATATGAACTGTATGTGTTGTAGGTTCAAACGTGTCTAGAATGATTTTAATGGCGAGTTCTGTATCAAACTCTTCACAAGAAAAAATATCTACAAAGCAATAATTCTTCTCTTGGAAAGAGTGGATACTTATGTGGCTAGTAGCAATTACTACAAAGCCAGTAATTCCCTTATCTTCAGGAATTAATCCACTATAAGGAAAAACATAAGGCATTGTAATTGCCGTCATATTAATCTTTTTTGGTAATGTATTAAGTAATTCAAAGTGTAATTCTAAATCTTTTAGCTTATCAGTATTACAACCATTCAAGTCAAGTGTTATATGACTTCCAAATCCCATTATATCTTGAGTACATATAATTATTTAAGATATGTATGTCGGATAGTCTTCTGCCGTTCTTCATCTGTCAGAGTATCATCGGTAAGAACTCCACGAATATCATCTTCAAGTTCACTTAATTCTTGTTTGTTAATCTTGTACCTATGTGCTATTACTTCTAGTAGTGTATTATGGAAAACCATCTCATTCGTACTCTCTTCATTCACATCATCATACTCTGATTGTAATCTTTTGTGTAACTTTTCAAGATTCTTGTAAGCAGTAGCCAATTCAGGATTATCTTTTTTCTGGATAGAAAGAGGATTAGAATCTTCAAGAAGCTTCTGACATATCTCCTTGTGCCTAATACGATTTGCTTTTGCTTTTTCCATAGATGCTTTAGGAAGCTTGGAAGTCTTCCAACCACTTACGTAACCAAAGCTACAATGGACTCGTTGTTCTTGTCCAGTAGGGCCAGTTAGGCATATATTGATAGTACATTCATTCGTTCTGATATTCTCTTCAAGAATCTCTTTGTTGAGCTTACACTCTACAACATTATTCCTGTGCTTGGAAAGTATATGCGTTGACATTCTATCAACACGTCGTTCTTCGTTACACACAATACAAGTAATCATTAGATTCATCGTAACACATATATTAGATTATTACGAATCAATTTTATTTTTTCCAATATTCGTTCCTTTTGGATGGAATTCTTAATAATTCTAAAAAGGATTCTAGGATTGTGTTTTGTATATATGTATTGTGTTTTTTATATAATTCCATCCAATTGGAAAGAATATTGGAATTAATCAGAATCAGAATCAGTTTTATAAAAGATATAACAAGATTCACAGTAGTAATGTGTTATGCGTTTACGGTTATCACACTTATACTTAAAAGAATTATCATTGTTACAATTGTCGCATATTGTATCACCACAGTCATCACATATTGTTAGTTCATCTGTGTCAAAATCACACTGACACATATTACATACATCAGTTGTTTCAGAATCAGTGTCAAGGATATCAGAATCAACATATATAACAGTTACAGGTCTTGGAAAACAATCAGGTGCCATCATTGGCTTCTTGCTTCGTTTAATACTTAGTTCATAGGAAGGTGGAAGAGTAGTCATATTAGAATAGTCAGCTTAATATAATGAACTACCAGGTTTCAACTTTATTGCTATACAGCGATATCGCTGTATTAATGTATATAAGAAAAAAGTGGGTTGTTAACCCTTTTTTTCTTTTTT